ATGATACGATATTAAACAATGTTATTTTATCATATTTTATTACCTGTATTGTCCGGTTTGCCTTGATAATATACTTAATCATTGTTTAGTGCGTGATGTTGTTGATATCGTGGCGGAATACAATTACTTCTTGACAACCTTCTTCACGATCTTCTTGGTTCCCACTGAAGCACTGGAATCGCCATCGGCAGCAGGTTCGGGAGCTGTTTGAACAGGTGTAGGTGCCGGAGCAGCACATGGTGCAACTTTTACAGGAACTGGACTAGATACCTCATCTTCTTCTTCTTGCTCTTCATCCGAATCCTGAACTTCATTTGATGCACGAGGAATGTCGTCATCGCTGATAGTGTCAATTTCCTGAGCCTCGACGAGTTTTTTGTCATCCTGCGACAGATTGATGTGGCACTTGCCGCGCAGGGTTGTCTTCGGCTTGACAACTGCCTGAAACAGCTTCCAGGTAACTCCGAACTTGCCACCAGCGAACCAGACACCGCCGCATTGCAAAACGACTGCCACGTGAGAACCCTTGGCAATCAAGTCGATTGGAGTAACATGCTCGTTGCAAGGGTCAGGGAATATTTTGCGAGTAGATGGGTCAAACAGCTCGACATTCCAGACACCCTCCCAGATGGGAATTTTGACATTGAGAGTGGGGTTCTTGTTGTGGTCAGGCTCTCCATCTTCACCCTTGGCGAACTTCAACATTGGTGTCCACTGAAAGTCGATATGCTGCTGCGTGAGTGTTGTCTTGCCGAACCAGTCCTTCTGATTTGCAAGTGCATCGGCTTTGACCTTCTCTTCGAACTTGGTAAGGTTGGCTCGGAACTTGGAAATTGCCGGTGTATTATATTCTTCGCCAGGAAACTGGAGCGACATGCTGTATGTTTTTTCACCAGTCTTCTTGTCTTCAAATGTCGAAACACCCCACGTCATCATGAGCGGAGTTGAAAGATATGTTGCGCCATTGGTTGAAGCATTCAGTATTCCGACGCTCTTGCCACCAGAGCTATTTGCTTTGGGCTTGGAATACTTGAGATCCTTTACGGGATTGAAGGTTTCACCGGATAGAATCTCCTTGGGGGCGGAAGATCTGGTAGTGGTGTAGGAAGCAGATGCGGAGGGAGCTGACATTATCGTTGGCTTGGTTGTTGGTTTGTTGTTTGAATACTTGTGTGTTCTTGTTATTCATATTTATTGTTCTAAACTGAATCAATTTTCCGGCGACGAAAATAGGATAAAATTCGAAAATAGGATAAAAATAATTATAGTTATAAAAATTGTATATCAGGATAAGTTATAAAGAATTGAATCACATGATAATAAGCGACTAATTATTAAAGGTGTAAATATGCATTATACTATGTTATATTTATTTTAGTAAAATGTAGTATATTTATTTATTCTATGAACACATTATTGGTGCATTGTTTTATAGTCCTAGTTAAAATGATTTGTATAATATATTAAAAAAATGTTTATAATATATAGAAGAGTATTATATTAAAGAATATTAAGTAACTACTATAAATTATAAAATACTATCAAAAAATGACATCATTAACGTCTCCCAATTTTATAATGATGAATGTCAATAGTTTAGATGAATCAGGAAATACCAACGAAAACACTATGATTCAATCAACAAACGTAAGTTTTAGTGTTAACGTTGTAAATCTAAATTTTGGGATATTACCTGATACCAATGTTATTTTACACGAGGATCACGAGATTCATGATAACCAAATAAATGCACCAGTTCAAACAAGACCAAGACGTGTATTACCCCCTTCAATATTAATAGTTTCGTCTGATGATGAAGCAGATGGTGTTGCAAATAATATAAAATCCGGTATTCGAAATAAATGTGTCCTTGATAAAAAAATAAAGTTAAACTCAACAACTGCTAAAAAGTCATCTTTAAAAAAGATGAAAAATATAAGCAATAAAGAAACCGAAATAGAAACAGAAATTGATATCGATATGGATAGTAATGTAGATGGTATTCGAAAATCGTCCAAAGAGGTTCTCGGTGTTCCTGTGAAAAAGAAGTTAACAATTTACACATACGAACAACTAAAAACGGAAAAATATAAGATGGATGAACTGCGCAAACTCTGTATGAAATATAAAGTTTCGCGTGCTGGAAATAAAGAAGATATTACTAAACGTTTATATGAATATTGTAAGAATTCTATAATGCCTTTACGAATTCAAAAAGTTGTAAGAGGATATTTACATCGTAAACTTGTAATGTTACGTGGCCCTGCGTTTAAAAAACGTAGTATATGCACAAATGAGACAGATTTTTTTACGATGGATGAAATGCACGAAATACCATATGAACAATTTTATAGTTATAAAGATATGGATGGTTTTGTTTATGGATTTAATATTTTATCATTACATAATCTTATTACAAAAGAGGGCGATGGCACTAAGAATCCATATAATAGAAATAGTATTCCGGTCAGTGTAAAACAAGATATTAGACGGATAGTAAAATTGTCTACATTACTAAAGTCGCCGATTGATATAGTAATAAAACAAGAAATAGTAGATCCGAGAAGACGGATGGAACTGAAAATTCTTGAATTATTCCAGATAATCAATTCGTATGGTAACTATGCAAACTCAGAATGGTTTATGGAGTTGAATAATGTAGGACATATACGTTTCGCGCGCGAGTTGTATGACATATGGAATTATCGTGCACAACTTAGCAACCTTAAAAAATACGAAATATGCCCGCCTCATGGTAGCCCATTTTTGGGGACGCCGTATTTTACAAACGCGATTACAAATACAAATCTTGTTAATTTGGGATATGATGTTTTAATTCGTTTTAATGTGCAGATTATAGAAAATCTTGTAAAATCTGCAATAGATATCGATAACAAAACATTGGGTTCATTTTATGTATTGACTGCACTTACTTTGGTAAGCGAACCGGCAAGGAATGCGATGCCATGGCTATATGAAGCCGGGGTATATAACGGACATGAAGCAATGTGAGAAACGAGAGAAACGAGAGAAATAGTATAAAATAATAATAAAAATAAATATGACACGATAACATGTGGTGTCATATTTATTTATATTTGTGTGACACAATAACTACCAACGTATATATGAACGCGCATTGAATATATGACGAACAATATTGCATCAATATTTTCCTAAAGTATAAAAATCCTTAAGAAGATACGTTTTGTATTTTTGAACGCAGGAACAAAATATTTTATGACCTTAACATGTGCTATTTTAACGTTTGTTCAAAAAAATATAATATATAATCTCTAAAAATACTTAAAAAGACCTCACCTAGTAATGTATACAAAGACCACAATGGCAAAGAAAGCTCCCTCCTCTACCGCTGATTCAGCTCCTACTCCCGTTCCCGTTTCTGCTCCTGTAGCAGCATCTAAGACCGATAAGGCTCCCAAGACTCCTAAGAGTTCTAAGTCTGATGCTGTAGCAACTCCTACTCCTGTAGTTTCTACTCCCGCACCCACTAGTGATGCTCATACTGATGGTGTCGCCACCATTGAGACTTCTCTCAGCTCTCTCTTTTCTGAGTTTGGCACCAAACTCCACGCCCTTAGTTCCGGCCTGTCTTCTCTTCGCAGTGACTTCCGCACTCTCGAGCGCAATGTTGCTCGTGAGATGCGTGCCGCCCAGAAGGCTTCCAAGCGTAAGCGCAAGACTGGTAACCGCGCTCCTTCCGGTTTTGTCAAGCCCACACTCATTTCTAAGGAGCTCGCCGAGTTTCTTGGAAGGCCCGTTGGCACTGAGCTTGCCCGGACCGAGGTGACTCGTGAGATCAATGCCTACATTCGCACCCACAGCCTTCAGGACAAGGAGAATGGTCGTAAGATCAATCCCGATACCAAGCTGAAGTCTTTGCTCCAGGTAAAGAAGGGTGAGGAGCTGACTTACTTCAACTTGCAGCAGTACATGTCTCGTCACTTTGCGAAGGCTTCTGCAGCTGTGCCTGTAGCCGCCGCTGTCGCTTCTTCTTAAAAACGTGTAACGCATTATCTTTTTTTGAATAAATAGTAAAACAAAATCCGTAAAAATATAAAACAAAATCCGTAAAAATATAAAACAAAATCCGTAAAAATGACATGTAAAAATATGTCATTTTTAATATAGTCATCATAAATTCTACTTTACATAAATATAAAATTCTCCTTTTTCATAGTTTCAATCAATAATTTTTTGTTAACTGGGCCGTTAAATATTTTAATATTATCATATAGTTCAAGATTTTTAGTGTCGTCTATTTCAAATAGTTTTATATTTTTATTTATTTTATTAATATAATCACGCGAATGAATATTTTCATTTATAATCCAGTTGTAAAAGTCATATTCGTCTGTATCATCGGTTTCTATTTTCATAAACGAATCGCGATATTTTTTAAACAATTGAAATGCGTGAAATATGTTTAATCCTTTTATTTTTAATTCGTGTTTGCAAGTATCATTTTCGAAATCTTCGTATGAAGCACCATTATAGTCACATCCATATAAAATACATATTTTTTTAAATACATCCATGGTTATGTTCAGTGTTTTTAAAATATTGTTCAAGTCGTATATGACAACATTCGATAGTGTCAAACTAAGATACCTTAAAACACGTCCGCATCCATAAACGAACATATCTGTATCCTCGCTCAAACACGCATAAACAATATTATTTGTAACTAATTTTGCACATAGTATATCGGCTTCACCGGGGGCTTCGAAATACGTAACCCCGTATGCTTGAAGCAATGTTTTGACATTTTGTATATCCTCGTATTTAATGCTAATAAATTTTTTCCTTAGTTGTTCCATAGATTGCGTCATATCGTTGATTTCATTATCTTTTTCCTTTTGTCTCTTTGATTCTGTATCTGTATCTGTATCTGTATCTGTTCCTGGACAAGTTTCTGCACCAGTTTCTGCACCAGTTTCCGCTTTTATACTTTCAATTCGTAATTTTAACCTGTAATACTCTTCGCGTGCATCTATTTTATTTTTTTTCCTCAATGCAAGCGTATCATTCTTTTCACACGGAGGTTTCCCATCAAATATAAATATTGGTATTATGTTGTTAGTGCGAAATATTGATATCATTAAGTATAAATTTTCAAGTAGTGCATTTTCGCTAATGTATTTGTAAAGATAGATACTTATATCTACTGCTATTTTCTGGCCCGAAAGTTCAGATAATGGCATTGACTTGATGGATGATTTGCATTTTGCTTGAAGAAATTTGTTCAATGCTCGAATGCCCATTATGATGATGATGACGATGATGACGATGTTGACGATGTTGACGATGATGATGATGATGATGATGATGATGATGAGGTGTATCCTAATTTATAAATTAGTAATATACTTACTTACTGGTTTGTTTACTTGATAATTATAATATTTAATTATTCATCAATTTTTTATATATTAAATTGATACAACTATATAAATAATGCAAATAATGTATAATATAAACTACAAATGCCGGTGACGACACGTCAGCAAGTGAAAAAAGAAGAAATGTGTAGGCAATCAAACCAACCCAAAATGAATCATGCAAATAATCATGCAAATATAGATTTCGAAGATGCATCAAAAGAATGGCGCAGAAATAAAGTAAAACATGAAAACTGCTGGTTTACTTATACTCACAATCATGAATAGCCTCCTACTATTGTCATACGCATCGTTCTCAATATTTCATTGACGTCGTCGTGGTTTTCATGGTTACCGGTATTCGCCTCCATACTTTCAAGTCGAATCTCCAAATCCATAATAGTATTTAAAAGTTCGCTACTTTTATACTTTCTGTAAATAAACTGAACAAAGCTGGTAATACTATTCTTATTTTTATTGAACTGAATTATATTTGTATTGTTATCGATACACCATAGTATGAAATTATTAAAATTAGAAAGTAGAATAGAAACAATGATATAATATGCAAATGCGTTTGTTTCTTCTTTGTATAATTTTTTTGCAACTATGTAATTTGAATCTGTACAATTTGATATAATGTTGTAATCTAGCCCCATATAATTCAATATTTTTATGTTTTGAAATAATGAAAACAACGATTCGTGCTGCAAATAATTGTAAAACTGCTTTACAAATTTTCTACGATTATGTGCATTCCTTATACTTGTTGCGCTTATTTCAGCACTAACTTCTCCACCCTTATTTTCACTTAGTTTCAAGTTATCTATGAAGTTTTTTCTTGTTGTTCTCGATGAAAACTTTGCGCGTGAATTTATATCAAAATAGGTTTCGAATACAACATTCATAATTCTCGCCCAGACTTCGCAATATGATTCGTATATTTTTACATCTTTTTGAATCGTGAAGATTTTATGCAATAAACCATTAGCAGCACTAATATCCATCTCTGCGAAATCTAGCCCATAGTTGTGCATCGTTTCGTGAATAAATACTTTAAACCATTCCTCCTTTCGATATACAATAACACGTCCACTTGGTTGACACAAATCTGATACACCTCCGTTTATGTGTATCGGTTTCAATACACCACCACTACCACCACGTCGCATGTTTGTGTTTACATGATGATACAGCTCTTCGTATTCTTCGTAGTCTTCATATGCAACATTTACACCCATGTCCCTCTCCTTGCTAAACAATGGATGACTTCGTTTGAACGGGGTCAGATAAATAAAACACTCCAATTGAGGCGCGCATTCTTTTGATGCATATTTCGATGCAATCTTTAACCATAGGTATATTTTTAATACTGCATTTTTGAAATACGATGCGCTTTTTTTTCTTATATTGTTTATCTCATATGTGCTTTCTTCGAAAATAATAAAGTTTACTTTCGCACTGCGCAACTCGTCAATACGAAATGAGTATGTTAAAACATATGTAATTTTTTCTTTTATATATGTTACAATAGTAGCTGGAATATATGGACTATTTTCTAATATTGATACTATTTTCGACGCTAATGACTTGTCACTTGTAGTGCGAATATTGTCTATTTTGTGTTTGAAAATACTATTAAAGTGAATATTGTTATCTCCTTCCTTGAAAAAACGAAATTCACTATCAATAGTGTCATAAAAAGATAATAATACGTCGTTGATTTCATATTGTCGTCGATTTTTTGCATTCCCGGTTAGCTGCTTCTTATTCATCTGTGTTAATTTTTTATAGTTACTCTTATTATTGCATTTGAACAAGTGAAGAAGATTATGGTCCGATGCGCTTAG